ACCAATCGACTGGATTTTGACGAAGTCACCCCAGCCCATGCTCGAACCAAAGGTGCCGTTGACAGTGAACTGTTCGGAACCAAAGGCAGTCGACTGGACACCAGCGGTAAGATCGGCGACGCCATTGACGGTATGCGTCACGGTATAGCGAGGACCGACCTGTTCGGTGACAGTCAGTTTGTTACGGTCATCCATCTCCCCGTCGAACTGCTTGAACGTGACGGCATCAGCCGAGACAAGGTTGTTCTGGAAGGTGGCAGCAAAGGCGTTGAGGACAAGCTTGGCTTGGTCAACTGAAACAGTAGGCATTAGTTAAGGTCCTTATTTTTCATGCCGGAAGGCACTATTTTCGCTTTCGAGTGGCGAAGAATGCAGCACTGAAAGCATCTAGATCATCAGTATCGCCTTTGACCTCACCACCAACTGCTACGCCGCGAGCGGTACTAGGAGCAGGTTTAGGGGCCGCAGACACGCGGGGTTTAGGTTGTTCTCCACTCTTGGCAAATCGGGCCTCAAGCCGACCAAGAGAAATAGCAGCACCGAGAGGACCTTTGCTGACAATCGCCTGCGCTTCATCGAGATGATTAGCGAGGTGATATAGAACTTCTGGACCGGCATCCAAACCCATAATTGTCTGAGCCAAAAACTCGCCATAGGCGGGAGCAAGATCAGAGAACGTACCAATAAGTTCTTGACCTTTGGCACGGAAATCAGGGGTTGTCTTCTCCGTCTCAGTGATCTTGTTCTGCCAGTTCGTGTTGAGTTGGTTGAGATGATCCTGAGCAGCCTTCTGTGCAGCGGCCTTAGAGGCTTCTGTTTCCCGTTCCTTGGTGACCTTGTCGATTGTAAATACAGTCAAGTCGGCGATATAGGCGGGATCGAATTCACCGAGAGGATACTTCAGACTGCCGTCTTCATTCATGGCAACGGGAGAAGGACCTTCGTTGTTTTCTACTGGCTTGGGAGTTTCAGTCTTCGGCAGTCGTGCTTCGAATTCGGCAAGTCGAGTTTCGAGAGCCACCTTGGCGGCACGTTCTACTTCGACCTGACGTTCAGCTTCACGCCTTCCTGCAGTCAGTTCATTGATGCGCTCTTGAGCAGTCTTCTTCTTCGGCTGCGGGGCCGGTTCAGGTTCCTGATCTTCGAGAGGAGCGTCGGCATCATCGACGGTATCAGCGGTATCTTCTACGGGGGTGTCTTCACGGACATCGTCTAGGTCGTCATGATCTGGAGTAGGTTCTTCTACAGCTTCTGCAGGCTTGGCCGAGCCAAACATAAGAGAGGAGAATGCATCGAGGTCATCTGTGTCTGGAGCGACGAAGGTATTGTCAGTCATACTGATTGCGGTTCCTTAACCGATAGCCACTGTTTGCGTACGATCTAAGGGGGTGGCGGGTCCCCTTAGGTACGGAATTGTTTGTACTTACTCGCCCTGTTGGACGGTATTCGTAGCGGGAGTTTTATCTGCCGCCCTATCAAGCATCGCTTTCTTTACGAGTTGCTTCTCTTGATAATACTGTGTCAAGTCCTGCAAGTCCAACTCATGATCTTGCTTAGTCTGTTGCTGACTGTCGCTTTGATGAAGCTGAGCAGCAGCAGTCAAGCCATTCATTTCGAGTTGTTCTTGCTTGTGATGAGTCTCGGCATCAACCTTCTGTCTTTCAGTCTCTGCCCTGTAGGCATCGATCATGATCTGCTTCTGGTGGACGTCGTACTTCACTTCAAGGACTTGGTTCCTCTGAGTCAGTTGTTGATTCTCCTGCTGGAGCTTCTGCATCTGCTGTTGGATTTCCTGGATTTGTTCCGGTGTCGGACCCTGAGGTTGACCGCCGCCTTCATCCTTCAACTTTTGTTGCTCTTCTGGAGACAGATACTGAGGAGGAATAGTCTTCATCAATCGGTCTGCAAGGACGTCTGCACCCGGCCAATCTTGTGCCTTGGCGATTACGTCACCGGCGACTTGGATGAGCTGAGGCCATACCTGGACAGCTTCCATCATTGCCTGAGCGGCTTCTACCCTACGAGTGGTGTAACTCGGGCCAGTTTGGAGAGCTGTGTCGTAGCTTCCGACGGCAAGGTTCGGGGAGTTGGGATCCATCGGATCGTTGATTTTAACGAGTCTGAGAGATTCATCTTTACCCACGAGTCGTACAGTTCGTGTACCGTCATAGATTTGTCCAATCAATTGGTTGATGACGTCACCACCTTCGAGGATGGCGGCGTTGCCGTTGTCATGGAACGTCAGTTGACCTACGTCACCTTCCCTTTGACGGGCGATGATGGCACGACCGCTGGTTTCGTTGCTAGGAGCACCAAGGGAGGCGTCCTGCATACCAGAGACATCCTTCATATCCTGTACGAGGAGCTGACTTTCGTTGAGCAGCGCCATCTGAGGAGTAGGAGGTTCGATCCTTTTGATCGTCTGATCGATGACGGCTTCGTCGTTAACAATCAGGAGAGGGTCACGAGTGAGGTGAGCCTTCCGCATCTGATCTTCACGACCCGTCACTGAACTTTCTGTGGCAATCCACTGAGCTTTAGGGGCATACCCGAGCTGTTCAGTAGCAATCGACCGCCAGAAGTTCCTCATACGGGCAGGGTCTTTCATGAACCGAACCATACCATATCGTACACGACGGTGAGTGATAGACACTATACGTCCTGAGATACGGATGATGGGGACACGATTGAGCTTATACTCGTATGGTCCTGAGAGGATGGCGTTGCCAGTGCAGAGATGCATCTGGGCGTACAGGCAAGGACTTATCCTTGTCTTGATCGGGCTGCCATGGGCCTGGAGAATCTCTTCGAGATCGTCTCCTTCCATGATGTGTACAGAGCCGTCTTCGAATAGACCGAGCAATCGGTTCCGTTCAATCATCCGCCAATATTCGACAATCTTTACAGACTGGTCGTCGTACCAACGTCCTGCACGGAGGAGAGCAGAGAAGCGTTCGTTGAGATGCCAAGGGTCTTGACCTGGCCACTTCCTTTCAAACTCTTTCCTCGGCAGTCTGTCTTCTACGAAAACATGCCGGGCATCGCGACCAGTGGGGTCAATAGACATTCTATCCCATACGACAGACTGGGCGTCTTCGATAGGTCGAATAAAAATGTCTTGATCGAATACAGAATCTTTTGCATATTCAACAGCGATACGAAAAGCCCCGTCACCACACTGGATGGTAGACTCGAAGGCGGAGTCATAGACACGAGAGGCACGGGAGTGCATCTCAATCGAACGGATCAGGTCACCACGAATCTCGGCGATGTCTTCTGTACCGTCGTCGTTTGGTACGACTTCTACGGCATTTCTATTCTGACGCCAATCTCCCACAACCTGAGCGGTGAACTGAGGAATGGAGTTGATTGTAAGGCATGGAAGTCCGGTGCGGAGCTGGAGGACTGCAGGGTCCCACTGCTCTCCGGCTGCAAACTTCTTGTCTTCGATGGCGTCTTCACGGTTTTCATAGTCGAAGTCCCAGTCGAACTGATACTCTTCACGCATATCAGACAGGAAAGAGTTGACACTTTTAAAGCCTTCTGGCACGTACGAGGGATCGACGGTGTCGGTGTAGTCGTCAGTTGCCTGAGTGTCTACCTGACGGACAGCTCCCAATTTCTTAGAATTCTGCTGTGCATCTTTGCCGTCTGCTTGCTTCTGTGGTTTACGAGGATAATCAGTATCATCCTCATAACCAGTTTCGTCATATTCAAAAGACATAAGTTAGGCCATCCAGGCTTGAGGGGATTCAGAAGTTTGTTTGAAGGCAACCGCCCTCTCAGACCGTTGAATCTCGGGGAGCGAGGACGACGTCTCATCCTTTATTCTGCGGCTTGTAATCTTGGTAAATAGTTCAGAAAGGCCCCAGACGAGAGCATCAACGCGGTCAGGCGACCCGTAGCCATTAGCTCTAATATTGTCCACTGAGAAGGTACACATTTGGTCTTCGAGTTTATCAAATCTGCCGACATGGTGTACCCGACCTTGTTCGTACAAAGCCGAGACAGGTTCTGCACGGATGTACTTGCCTCTGGAGGCATGGACAAGGGTAACAGGTACTGCCCTGTCGACGGATCGAATGACTGACGAGACCATTTCTCCACCTTGATTCTTCTCCGCTACGATACGATCTGCAGAATACTTACGGTATAGATGGACGGCACGTCGAGCCCACTCTTCTGGGGTGCCACGGAGTGAGCCGTCTTCGAGGATATAGGC